ATCTTAGGTAAGTCTTTAGATGTTTATACCGCTCACAAAGCGGCTACGGGCACGCATCATCAAGATCGAAAACTCGGAAAATTGGCAGAATTGGCCTCCGGGTTCTCCGGCTGGATCGGCGCGTGGAAAGCTTTTGGCGCGGATGAGTCGATGAGTGATGATCAGATTAAGCAAGCAATCCTCGCGTGGCGTGCGGCAAGCCCTGCGATTGTCGAATTTTGGGGAGGTCAACCAAACTGGCGTAACTCAACTTACTTCGGCCTAGAAGGCGCGGCAGTGCAAGCGGTACTAACACCGGGCGTATCCTACAATTGCCGCGGCATTCATTATCTAAAGCACGGCGCGCATCTATACTGTCGCTTGCTCTCTGGTCGATATCTCACTTATCACAACGTGCAACTATCGCCGAGCGAACGCAATCCCGGCACCTACTCTCTTTCTTTTGACGGCTGGAATACTAATCCGAAATATGGCGCGCGAGGCTGGGTGAGGATGTTTACGTACGCAGGAAAACTAACAGAGAATGTCGTGCAAGCGACTGCGCGCGATATACTTTCTCATGCTATCGTAAATCTAGAGGCGGCCGGTTACCCGGTCGTGCTACATGTACACGACGAGATCGTTTCTGAAGTTCCAGAAGGCTTTGGGTCTGTCGCTGAACTTGAGCGGATCATGGCAACCGTGCCCTCGTGGGCGAATGGCTGGCCAGTTCACGCGGCGGGAGGATGGCGCGCTAAACGGTATCGTAAATAACGGGGATATCAAGCTGGATACTTTAGAAATCGCAAGTCGCGCAAAACTCGCTGGGTTCTCAGAAATGCAAGCCGAGGAAATGGCTCGCCTGTTTAATGACACGCTCGCTACAAAAGACGACTTGCGTCATGAAATAAAAAAAATATCCGCACGCTTTCAGACTATGCAATATAAAACAGTTTGGATGACGCTTGCAGGTATCGCTATGCTGGAGGCGGTTTTTCATTTGATAAGGGACTAAAAATGATTACTTATTTTTTTACGTTCGGCCAGACTCACCGACACCCAGACACCCAGATAATCATGAAAGATTATTGGATCGAGATCATAACGGATTCATCGGATAGCGCACGCAAAAAGATGTTTGAGATTTTCGGGAACAAGTGGGGCTTTCAATACACGGAGTCAAAATTTATGGAGATCTATCACATGTTTTCCGGCGGATGTTATGCTCGTTACGAGCTGGATTAGTTATCACAATCCGCGTTACTTGTTATAAGTACGATACCTCCGTCCTCGACGTCTATCAATCGAGAGTCTAGGCTTTCATACTCATCAATTGCTAGCAACGCGCATATGATGAATATGACCCATATCAAAACATTAGATATGACAAGCGCGCGTTCTAATGACTTCACTGTAAATCCTTACCGCGAGCGAGGCTCGCTATTTTCTTTAAGCTTTAAATTTAGACCCGTTCCGATGGCCATTGCGCCGACGCCGCTAGCAAAGTCGATAGGTGCCCATGGATGCCCCGCTACTATACTGCCGACGGCTAAAATAAAATATATCAAATGAGAAATAAAAGATAAAACCCGACCGCTATCGTACGTTGTGTTATCTGCACCTGTTAAAATATCTTTTAACAATTTCACGCCAACGCTCTCCTCATCCATCCCAGTAAAAAAACGTCTTGCGAACGGTTTTCCGAGACCACCGCAAGGTAGTACCGCGCTACCTCAAGGCGGATAAGATCCATCAGCCATGCTCTAGGTGCGGCGTTAATTGCGTTAATCGTCTTATACCCTAGCAAGCCATCGACTGAGACCGTCACGCCGCTCCCGCAAGTGTTTACCGCTTTTTGAAAACACCTAACTGCGCCCAACGGACTCATGTTAATAAGAGTCATAAATAATTGATTAGCTAGCGGCTGAGAGTGGACACTATTTAGCGAGTAAAAATTCCAGAAATCTTTTTCATAGATTTCGCAGGCTTTCGAGAAGGTAAGACTCCTGATATTAACGTTTGGGTACTGCCGTGAACTAATCCCGAATTTAGTAGCACCCCCGGCGTCTGCGGCGTGGTTAACATACCCTCCCTCCGCGGCTAATAGAGTCTCTATTACCGCGGCGAAGGTAGCCACTAGATGTACTTAATAATTTTTAGAACGACGGCGGACGGCTGTATCACGTTCGCGGCAGTGCCTGACCCTTGCGCCGTCATCGTGATTAACACGTCAAGAGTGCCAGGAAGCAGGCCGGTACGCACTTCGTTATCAGTGCCGCCGCCACCGTCTCCACCGCGCACAAAAGAACCGGTATGGTCATGGGTAGCCATTTCCGCGATCGTTTGAGCGTGGGCTTCTTCGCCGCCGACGTTACCGACTGCGTTTCCGAGAGTACCTGTGCCCGTACCGCCTGAACCTACTGCCACGCGCCTATTAAAATTAGGTAAGCGAAAGTTACCCGCGCCTTCGCCGCCGGTGTTCCATGTCGAGCTAAGCACGGCAAATAACGCCGCATAGGTTGTTTGACTTACTACCGATCCGTCACATGCTAAAAAGCGTGTAGGCAGTGCCGCGCCTGCGAAATCGAGCATCGATCCAATGGGTAGCTCGATCGTGGACTCGTTACGCCACTTTGATACGTCGGTTGGCAATGCGATGTTGGCGTTAGCTAAAGACTTATAAACCTGATACCCGCCGCCGTCATCGTATCTCACATAGGAGAATATATCGTAAGGAAACGGGACACCTAAGTTATCTGCGGTTGTGATGAAATCAGGTACGCCGTGGGTTTGATACTGATTAAGATTATTCGTTACGTCATACATAATCTGGTTTGACGCATCCCGTGGAATCGGTTTAGCGTCGACGTCAACTCCTAGCTCTTTCTGATAGTCTATCGTCCACCCGTCCTGCCAACTGACCGTGCCGCCTGCGGACGCGGTAGATACTGCAGTGCGATCGCCTGCGGTTGCGAAAGGGTATTTAAAGAAATATACGGCCATGTTAACTCTCCTAAAATGCGGGTATAAAATTCGCGTTAAAATAGTTTTGGTATGTATTAATCGGAGTTGCTTCATTGAATCCGAAAATCGTATCTGTAAGGATATAATACTTCAATCCCACACCTGCAGGTCGCGGTAACAAGTCGATCTGTCGAAAAACGGTACGCATAACCTCGGGGACTTGATAATTAAAAATATAGGTCATCGTCATATCAAGCCCGTCAAGAGCCCACCCGAGTTCTGTTGTAAATCCCGTAGTAGACCCGTACAGGTAATCTAAAAACTCGTTGATCTCCGGCAATGCCCCACGTGTAATTAGATCAAAGTATCGGAGACGTAAAACAAATCGTTGTTGTTCTTCGGTAAGAATTATCTGAGAACCGATGTTTGAGAAATTCCCGTTTTCAAAATTCAGATAGTTATTAAGTAGCGCAGGAAAAATTAGGTTTTCATTGAAACCGTAGAGCGGTGCGCCCGGCGTGGGTTCGGACGTATTCACATATAGCGGCACCTCAAGGATGATCGACCAAAGGGTAAGCCCGAACTGGTTTGCTGTTTGCAAATTAAATCCGTATTGAAACCACACTTCCCAAAAACTTGACTGGTTAACCGTGTACCACGCTTGCTCTTGCGTTGCCAGGCTATTAAGTGAGGTAGCCTGGTTGTACTGCCAGAGCATAGCCTGCAGTAAATCGACCGTGTACTTAATATCCTGAGTTTTCATACCAGTGTCACCGTAACACTACCTGCGGTCGCGCTCGCTTTTTCGAATACTGCAAGTGTGATCTCGGTACGAACAAAAGACACCGGGGATGCTTTCGATACTTGCAGATCATGCACAAAAATACCCGGTGCCACTTCAACTACCGCGCCCGCAAGTTCGAACGGAGATACTCCGGTGCCTACTTGCAATCCGTTAATGTATGCGGCGATCGCGTCTTTAGTAGTGAGACTCGGGTTATTGACCGCGGTTGTTGCTGAGATCGTAATCAAGACAATAAAGGGTATATCGTCCGGGCGGTCAAATAGCACGTCTATAACTTGACCACTGACCTGAACGATTAGCGGTACAGATATCGGCGTGCCGCTAGCACCGTTATTGTAGGCGCATCCTCCAGATTTTTTAAGTTGGAGAATATTGGCAACCGCGATATCTGACCCACCTAGGACGCAGGCGTATAGTGAATGCGCGACCATGCTCACGCCGTTTATTACCTGCGGTGTGGCCGCCACGTTTTCTTGGAAGAAAACCGACGTTACGCCTGTCGTCGCATATAGCCCGGACACGATTGCCTCTGCAATCGAGAGACCTTGCAACGCAAGCGTGCGACGCCGAAACAATCTAGCTTCGGCGTCACTTTGCTCGGCGGAGCCTACGCTATCTTGCACTGCGGGATTGTTGATAGTCTCCCAGCCTAGGATATCGCTAACAATGGAGGTTAGTGTGTTAGCTCCACAGGTGATCGCGCCCGTGTCCACGGCTTCAAATACCACGGTCGCGGTATTTAGTAAAATCGTCGCGGCGGCAATCCCTACCGATTGGTATAACACTCCGTTCGTGTCCTTCGCTTGCGAGGCTAGCGGGATGATAGTACCGTTAACGCCGGTCAGCACACAGGTTACAAGCGTGTGCGATGCGGATGTCCTGCTGGATCCCGTTAACTTTAGGATCGCGTCTAGAAAGATACCGCCCGCAAGATTAGGGTTAATCTGGTTTGCTAGTGCCGCGTTATTAATAACTACTGCGGTTCGCGCGAGAGCTTCCATGTTGATCAGCACGCCCTGCGGTGTGCTCGAATCGGTCGAAAGGTCGGCACCGAAAGCGGCAAGGTACTCGGCGATAACTTGCGCCCGGAGATCTTGAGTATCCGGCACGACAACTCCTGTCGTTGTAACTAAATCGTAATCAAACGCCATTGATTGCACCCGTCCCGTATATCGTTCTAATTATCGCGGTGTATCCTAATCCGTCGTCTACTTGAGATACGATTAAAGATACCACCTCCACTACGTCTGCCACACCCAAAAACGCCCGCCTAAGTGCCGCTTGGAACTGCGGCAGATTCGGAACGCCGTTCCAGACTGTCTGAAAATAAGGGATACCCTGATCGGTATCGAGCACCATTTCTCCGAGCTGTGCTTTTGCGACGTGTTCGCAATTTTGAAGAACGGCATCCCGATTGTAAAATATAGCAAGATTACCGCTCCCGTCGATATAGAGATCGTTGCTCGCGTTAACTGCGAAAGTCTGTGAGCTCACTGTGACTCCTTTAGGGAACAAATGGCGTGATCGAACCCGTGGCCGTGATCGCCCCGACTACGTGTAAATTGCCGACGATATCGCCTGCGCCTCCGGTTAACGTTAAACCACCCGCGGTAAAAACCCCGGTCACTGTCATCGCGCCGTTAACGAGTGTCACCGTCGGAGACGTGATCTGCACCCCACTTGGGGTAAGCGCGATCTTGACGGTACCGCTCAAGTTTTGCAGGACGGCGTTATCTGCGTCGCCTCCCGAGATTGTATACCCTTTCATCACGTCAGGAATGAACAACCCATCACTAAAACTGAACATTCGCGCCGTGTTCGGCGCGGCCTCACTGTACGACTGCAGGAATAGCGAAATATCGCGGTCGCTTGCGGCTACCCATCCTAGATCGCCCTCAACCAAATTAAAATTTAACATGTAACCGCCGCCACCCAGGATTAGAACCGGCAAGCTGGCTAACTGCTGACGCGGGACAGTCGCGCCGCTGGTCGTCAATATGCTAATCAAAAGTTGAACCTGCACGCGGTTTGTTGTGCGATCGAACGCGATAACTTTAGCGGGGAGCATTCCGTTAGTGTTTTGCATCATCTTTTGGAAAGCAAACTTCATCGACCCGGCGAGTGATCCATTATTAGCGGGGTCAATATCCGGCGTGTTTGTACTCATCGTATCCTCGCGGCTTCGGCTATCCAGTAAAAAGGGGTATCTCGATTCGCGATATCGAAACCTAGTTTATATATCACATAGTCGCCATTTGCCGCCGGATACATTTTGCTTTCAATCCTGAGCGCGCCGCCTAGCGTGGTTTTATTATCTAAAAGAAACTTAACCTTAATTCCCTGTTCGGTAAATTCGGGGATGCCGACCATCCCACTATCCGCGCTCAGGATTCGTAACGTACCAGTTAGCGGCACGAACGCATTTTTAACGATGAGCGAGTTATCGTCAACGTACGCGTTAACGCCTCCGACTTGTCCGAGGTTATCCACTTGCTGTAACGCTGATCCGCTGTAAGAATAGTTACTCAGGTTTTTATCGTTAGCTTGAAATTTCAGTGCCAGCCCTAGCTGGCTTGCTACCGACTCGGAGGCTTGTTGAAAACTCACAAGGCCACCTTGTGCATTGGCGATAATCGTATTTTTAAAAAAGTTACCTGTTAAGCACTTAAGCGTTATCTTAACGTCCGGCGGTTGACTCACGATTGAGGTAACGATATTGCCGCTATACACTCGCGCGGTACCATACGACACGCGCCCCGCTTCAACGATAACGGTCTTAGCGGTACGGTTTAAATTATAAGGAGAAGTTTGCGTGAGTATATAATCTTGCGTCGACTTGTCGAGATTCGATAACGTAATCTCCGCCTCGTTCTGTAACGAGTTTGCATACTTTGTTCCGCTCGCGGTAATCGCGATCCCCTCGTACGTCTTAACTAGGCTGTTTACTTCGATGCTTACTTTTACGATACGCGGGTCAAGTTCTGCCGTCATGCTACACCCCCGCTCTAAGCTCAGCCAATTCCGCCTCGGATAAATAAATCATTGTTTGCGTTATGCCAAACTGCAAATAATCGGGGTAGTCGCCCTCGGATGTTATAAAAACAAAATTGCCTGCTTCTAGGTATCGATATGGGATCATCGGGTAATCAGGCATCACCCTCATTCCCGTCATTATAACCACTCCGTCGCGCGTGATATCTACCGCCATTACGGTGTTAGGAACTGTGGCTCCATCGAGCACGATGTTACCCGTGTCGATTGCGTATAGTGCGATCTCGTATAAACGCTCGTCGAGTACAATAGAGAAAGTTTGATTAGGTACACTCGCAAGAGGTATTTCTATCATACACCTGTCACCTTTTCTTTAAGATCGAGCAATGCCGTACTTTTTGGCGGTGTTCCGTTCTGTACCCCTCTTTTTACCGTGCTTGAATTTGACGCTTTTTTTGGAACGACGCCATATTTTGCGGTAACGAATTGTACTTGTTTTAACTTGAGCGCGACGGTTATCGCGTTATATAGATCCGGATCTTCTTCGTGCGGCATGGACGAGATTAGCTGATTCTCGTATACGCCCGCCCGTGTCTGCACAACGAGCAAAGTTGCATTTAGGTAGTATTGTCTTATCACACGGTAAGTATCTTGGTAATCGATCGACGCCAAGATGAGCGATAGTTCTATCTCGACGGGTAATATAATCCGGTGATCGCTAATGATCGCGCCTGACTCAACTGGGTGCTCCATCACTTTTGCTTCTTCTTTTACGGTTGCTTTTATCGCGCGTGCGCGCGGGAATACCTGGTCAAAATCTTGATTAAAGACGGCGACGTAATCACTCGCGTACTGAGGTAACAACGTATCGAGTATCGTCATTAGGCAATTATCCCGTTTGCGTTTTGATTGTTTACCTGCGCCAGTTGGTTTGTGAGCTCACTTGCGATACCGCCCGCTATGCCTTCTGAGTCGGTTGCTTGAGTCTGGATATTTAACTCGCTGACAGTTAGCGTCACGGGATTACCGCCGCGACGGTTATTAACGATCGAATTGGAGGTCTGAGACCCGAGCAAGCTACCACTAGCGATATTCAGATTGTCTTGTCCAGTCTTAACCCACGCTGTTACTTCTTTGTTTCCGCCTAGCCCAAAAAATGACCCTATCTTTTCTGCGATCTTGAGCGCGGCCTGCAGGGGTAAAAGGATACTGCTCTCAATGACGTCCTTAACGCCCTCAAACGCCGATTTTATTGCGTTACCTACGGCAGGCCACCTACCGAGTAACTCGCCTGTGAGCGAGCGTTGGCCGTCTGCAAAGGCTTTTATATCCTCATACAGCAAAGCAAAAACGGCGATGAGAGCGGATACTCCCGCAACTGTCGCGATCAGAGCGGCGTTAGCGACGAGGAAAGGGATAGCCATCAGCGTGGCGGCGACGGCAATGCCGATCAATGCGCCGATCACTAAGTCAGCGTGCTTTCGTAGATACTCAACGATCGGTATAACCGCGGTAAGAAATCTAGTTAAGATCGGCAGTACCGTCGACCCCACTGCTATATAGAGACTTCGAAAAGCGTGCGACGTATCGTTAAGCGCGTAATTAAATTTTTCGGATATCTCAGCGTCCCGTTTAGTAACGACGCCCAATTCTTTCTGCTGTGCGATAATCGCTTCTACTTCTCTCCTGCCTTTTTGTAAAAGTAGGATAGTGCCCTCATCTAGCCCGAGCTGTTTGCCGTACAAAAGCGATCGAGTGGTGCCGAGCTGGTGGAAGGTATCCGCTAATCTCGGGAGTATACGCAATGCGGTTTCTGCCGTTGTGCCTAAATGCGACGCTAAACCTCGGAGCGACCCCTGTAAACCTGCCGCAGATCCACCCGTACGCTGTACCGCGTTACCCCATGCGTCGAGTGCTTCTACATTTATGTTAAGAGCACGAGACGCCTGGTCGAGCTCATAAGAATAATTTGCGCTAGCTTTAATGCCCGCGATAACTGATCCCACGGAAATGGTGGCGGCTAAAAACCCGCCGAATGATTTTGCTAGATTGAGGAAGGATGCTCCAACTGCGTCGCTAGCTTTCGCGGTTTCACTTAACGCCTTCGCGGTTTTTTTAGTAACGGTTTCCGCTTCCTCAGACTTCTTTTTTAAGTCTGTGGTATCGGCTTTAAATAGCAGTAACAACGTATCGAGTATCGCCATCATTTTACCCCGTTTTTCTTAGAGCTCTCGATTGCCAGGTGCTCATTATAACGAGTAACCGCGATCACCTCCCACATTAAAAAAGCATCTTCTAGGCTATAGACAGTGCTTAGCTCGTGGAGAGTGGCTTTTCCGTCGGCAATGATGGCGGCGATAAAGCCGTCAATATTTTGGAAATCCACTGCGGGATAGCTTGGGCGATATCGTCGAATAAAGTCGAGAGCCGCCCATCCGCGAAAAAAGAGCAATTATACCGCATCATTGCAACTTCAAGCCTGCCTAATGTTTCCCACGATCCAACGTGATTATCGATCAGAGCTTGCGTGCTTAGCTTTATCTGACCGCCTGCCCCATTTGACACGGAAACATAACTCATTAACTTTAGCATGATCGATTCATTCACCGCGTAATCGCCGACTTTAGGCAATCCGGACGTGGTGTATTGCACGACGATAGAACGCCCCGCGACTGCGGGGAATTTCGATAGTGTGAACGTCGTACCGTCGATGTCTATATCCTCTTGCTCGATCATTATTACGCCCCGATTTTATTCTCAAAACTGAAACTATAGGCCTTAGACTTTAGACGACCCGCGCTAGATACCGAATTCGCGGGCATCCCGTCGGTGATTGTACCTTGGGTCAAATTGATGAAGCGGCCGTCTGGGTACAACGCGGTAAGAGTTAGCGTGTCATCCGCTCCGACCTTACCCCGCCCGACGCGATTAGCTTCTAGCAGTATCGATAGATTGATGTCGTCGATCCCGCCAGGCACTACGCTGAGCGTAACCTTTATCGGGTTAGCTTTAGACCACGTTATTAAATCACCGTTTAAGCCCATGGCACTATCTGCGATCTGGATACTCGGCAGGTCGAAAGGGTCTGCGTCGTCTGCGAACTGGGTTACTGTAAAACCTACGGGATAAGTGTTACTTGCGATGATGTTAACCGACAAGCCAAAACCTGAAATATTTTCCATTTTAGATCCCCTTCTTACTAGATGAGTACGTGAGTGCCGTCAACTTTACGTATAACGTCGTCTTTGCTGTACATCAGCGTGTACACCGCTTTGTACTCAACCGGAGAGTTAAAAGACACGATCGCGCAATCCACCCAGTAACCGATATTTTGTATCTGATACCACGCGTCTGGGTCACCTGTCTGCTCAGTAATATAAATTTTCTGAGAGTTTGATAACGTCTTGCCGATGCTGATCGTACCGTTGTTAAGTGCCTCGTTAATGACCGACTGCAGAGTTGATAGGATCTGCGATCGACCTTTCGCATTAGCAGATATGCGGCTGAGGGTTAGCAGGAGAGTCATAACCGCAGAGCCTGCCGCGTCTTTTAGCCATTGCTCGTTCGCATAGGCATTCATGTCAAGCGGATCGGTTGCCCCGCCCATCATAAAACCGCGCTGGTAAAAGTCGATAAAGGTGCCTGCGTCTTGCGTCCTGCCGTAGTAATTCACGCGTAGAGTATCGTAGGTATTAGCAAGCGCGTTAGTAGTCACCGAAGCGGTTAGCACGAACTGTTGAAACATGTAGTTCTGCACTGAGTTAGCCAGCGTGTAATCGGTCGCGGCCTCGATCATCATTGGTACCATCTCGGGGTACTGGCCTGCCGTCGGCGAAAGCGTTAATGCTATACCGCCGGTAGCGATTAACCCGACTGACCATGCCGACGCGTTCGCCGCGGATACGGCTACTGTATACAGGTAAGAAACATTCTCAGTTAAGTTCCACGCGGCAACGGCCTGAATCTGCGACAGCGTGATAGTATCCATGAACAAAAAAGAACCAAAGTTATTAGACGCGTCTGCGGATGCGGTTACCGCGGCGACGGGTTCTTGCGCCAGT